TAAATTGGGGGATGTTTGCCCCACCTGCGAACAGGAGGTAGATCCGACCTTCAAGCAGTCGCTGGTGCAAACAGAAACCGGAAAGGTTACGAAAGCGGAGAAAGAAATTGAACGGATTACAGAAGAAATTAGACGAATTAAGAATGACAATAAAGAGTTTGAGCAGGCCCAAAAGCTTGAAGCAGATTGGAAAGATTTGTATCGAAGCATTGACAAATCTCTTCCGTCGACTTTGCTGGATAAGCAAGAGCTTGAAAGTCGGTTGGCGAGCGTTCGTGCTCAACTACTCGAACGAAAGAGCGAGTTGGAGAACACAGCAAAGGAAAACGAGCGAAGAACTCGACACAATACTCGAATAACAGTAATTCAAGAGCAGACAGACGCATTTCTGAAAGAGCTTGCTGAGTTTCAAGACGTACTCGGGAAACAGGAAGGATTGCTGTCTAATCTTGATATACTGAAAAAGTCCTTCAGTACAAACGGACTTCTTGCCTACAAGATTGAGAATCTTGTAAAAGAGTTAGAAGAATTGGCGAACACCTATCTAGCGGAGCTTTCTGATGGAAGGTTTACTCTTGAATTTGTAGTATCAAATGATAAGTTAAATGTACAAGTCGAAGATGATGGCAAAATAGTAGATATTCTCGCACTTTCTTCAGGAGAGCTTGCTAGAGTAAATACTGCTACATTGATCGCTATTCGCAAGCTGATGAGCAGCATCTCGAAGTCTCGACTCAACATACTTTTCTTAGATGAAGTCATCGCAGTATTGGATGACACAGGACGTGAGAAGCTCGTGGAAGTTCTTCTCAACGAAGATTTAAACACTTACATAGTCTCTCACGGTTGGACGCACCCACTTCTTGAGAAAAAAGAAGTAGTCAAAGAGGAGAACATAAGTAGACTAGAATGAGATATTTAATTATTTTATTATTATTAACTGGCTGTAGTACAACACTCCTTCCACCCGCACCGAAGCCACAGGCTTATGATATGGTAACATTTTGTAAGACATATGGTGGAGTAAAGCATTGTGAACGTGTAACGAGAGAGGAAGCAAAAGCTCTTACATGGAGAGAATACAGCCGAATGCTAAACAGAATGGGAAGGTTTTAATGGCGTATAATGTTATAAAAGAGCACATGACAAAGTATTTTAAGGGTCAGATTGCAAAACACACAATCAATGCACAGATTTTTATGAAAAATCCAGTAGGTGTGGCAGAGCACCCCGATACGATGGGAACAATAGAAGAAGAACTCGGAAAGATAGCAGAGTATGAAGATAAGTTAAATGCTCTTAACTCTATCGGCTATGACTACAACGAATAATGGTTGATAGTAGAGCAAAAGGTGCTCGGGGAGAGTACCTAGTACGAGACTTGTTGAGAGATCATACAAATCTTCAGTTTGAGAGAGTGCCCATGTCAGGCGCACTGGAGTACCTAAAAGGAGATTTGTATGTTCCAAATGAAAAGAATTTTTTCTGCATAGAAGTAAAAAACTATGCAGAAAGCCCTCTTTCAGATAAAATACTCTCACAGATAAAAACAAACAACTTGTTGCGGTGGTGGAGAAAACTGGTTACACAGGCATTAGCGGGGAAACAACGTCCCCTACTGTTTTTTAAGTACAACAGATCAAAGATATATGTCGGTACAGAAACAAAACCAGAGTATACAAGTTACATTTATATTAGCGACATAAACTGCTACGTTTGCATAGCAGATCAGTGGCTAGAAAAAGAAGAGGTAGAATTTATAAATGGCTCTTAGCTTTAATTCACAGAGAAAGGACGGAACACTCATAGTTGACGCACTTAACTTAGCGTTCCGATGGAAACACCAAGGCAGGACAGACTTTAGATATGAGTACGAAAAGACAGTAAAAAGTCTAGCGGACTCGTATAAGTGCGAGGATATAATAATTACGGCAGATGGAGGTTCTTCTAGCTATCGTAAAGCTATCCTGCCTGACTACAAACAGAATCGAAAAGATAAGTATGCAACTCAAACGGAAGAAGAAAAAATTGCGTTTGAAGAGTTTTTTGAAGAGTATCAAGCAACTCTTGACGTACTTGAGGCATACCTACCTGTTCTTCGTTTCGAGGGCGTAGAGGCAGATGACATTGCTGCACACCTTGTAAAGTACAAGAAAGAGTACGGTCTCACTAATGTGTGGCTTATATCAAGCGACCGAGACTGGGACTTACTTATACAGGAGGGTGTAAGTAGGTTTTCTTACGTCAATAGAAAAGAGGTAACAATAGAAAACTGGTATGACCACTACGAAGTAACACCTGAACAATATATCTCGCTAAAATGCCTAACAGGAGACAAAGGAGACAATGTTCCAGGAATTACAGGAATTGGCCCGAAGAGGGCAAAAGACTTAATTACCACATATGGAGATGCGATGAATATCTATGACTCCATACCATTGGCTAGTAAGTACAAACATATCCAAGAACTTAATGCAAGCGGAGAAAGAATACTCCAAAACTATGAGCTAATGGATCTAATGTCATATTGTGACGATGCAATCGGAAACACAAACATTGCAGAGATTGAGGAGAAAATTGCGTGTTAATTAACTACAAAAGAGACAACTATCTGTCGGAGTTCAGTCACAAAACTCTAGAGGATAGATATTTAATCGAGGGAGAAACATCTCCTCAGGACGCTTTTGCGAGAGCTGCAAGAGCTTTTTCAGACAATGAAGCTCATGCACAGAGGCTATATGACTATGCTAGTAAACTTTGGTTTATGTTTTCTACTCCTATACTGTCTAATGGCGGAACAACTCGCGGCTTGCCTATTAGTTGTTTTCTTAATTATGTTGAGGACAGCAGAGAAGGAATCACGAGCCACTACACAGAAAATGCTTTTCTTTCCAGTGTTGGTGGTGGCGTTGGTGGCTCTTGGTCAGCTATTCGCTCTGTAGGCTCAAAAACATCTAACGGCTCCGAGAGTACAGGAGTCATACCATTCATGAAAGTTGTTGACGCAGAAATGTTGGCGTTTTCACAAGGAGTAACTAGGAGAGGCAGTTATGCGGCGTATTTGGATATATCTCATCCAGAGATCGAAGAGTTCTTGGATGTACGTAAGCCCACAGGAGGCGATGTTAATAGAAAGTCTGTTAATCTGCATCATGGTGTTCTCCTTAGCGATAGGTTTATGGGGCTAATTGAGCAGGCAACAAGAGAGCCTGGCTTTGATGATTCTTGGGATCTCGTAGATCCACACACCAAGAAAGTTGTCAAAACAGTGTCTGCAAAAACACTTTGGGTGAAGTTGATACAGAATCGAGTAGAGACTGGAGAGCCTTACATTGTGTTTAAGAATACGGTACAGGAAGCACTCCCTTTCTATCAGCTAGAGAAAGGATTAAGAGTTCACCACTCTAACTTGTGCTCAGAGATTACGCTTGCAACAAACGAAGAGAGAACAGCAGTATGCTGTCTATCAAGTGTAAACCTTGAAGAGTATGACGAGTGGAAGAACGATAAAAACTTTATTCCAGACCTCATACGGATGCTAGACAATGTAATTACATATTTTGTAGAAAACGCTCCTGATACGCTTTCAAAAGCGAAGTTCAGTGCCAAAATGGAAAGAAGTCTTGGACTGGGTGCAATGGGCTTTCATGCCTACTTACAAAGAAAAAATGTTCCGTTTGAAAGCCCAATGGCTGTCGGAGTAAATAAGCAGATGTTTGGACACATCAAGAAGGAGGCAGTAAATGCTACAGAAACTTTGGCAATGGAGCGTGGTGAAGCCCCTGATGCTGTTGGCCAGGGTGTGCGAAATGTTCATCTACTGGCTGTGGCTCCCAACGCTAGTAGTTCTATTATCTGTGGGAATACTTCTCCTAGTATCGAGCCATACCGCGCTAACGCATTTACGCAAAAAACAAAATCGGGATCATCTCTTCTAAAGAACGAGTATCTTGAGCATATATTGCAAGAGCTGGAAGAAGATACTGACGAAGTATGGAAAAGTATAATAACAAACAACGGATCAGTGCAACATCTAGAGTTCTTAGATGACTGGACAAAAGACGTTTTTAAAACCGCTGTAGAAATAGATCAGAGATGGATAATCGAGATGGCAGCAGACAGGCAAAAAGAAATCTGTCAGAGCCAGTCTTTAAACATCTTCTTTCCTGCAAATGTTTCAAAACAAGAGCTTCATGCTATTCACATGATGGCGTGGAAAAAGAAAGTAAAAACTCTATACTATCTAAGAAGTGAAGCGATAAAGAGAGCGGAGACAGTATCTGATGAAGCTCTCCGACAGTATATCTTTGAGAGTATGGACGACGAAGGCTGTTTGGCTTGTGAGGGCTAGACTATGGAGATTATGGGCGATGTCGTTGGGAGAAAAAGCATCTGACGACTCGCGCGAAGCAGATTTAGTAGCAATTATAAGAAGCATAGTTGTATTAGTAAATTTTATAACTTGCTTCTTTATAATTTCAGGAGTGATACACCACTGGTAGAGAAATAGAATGAGTTTATTAGCAGAAAGAGAATATTACAAGCCCTTTAATTATCCGTGGGCTTTTGAACACTATAAGACGCAGCAGCATATGCACTGGCTTCCAGATGAAGTCAATCTTGCGGATGATTTGCGTGATTATAGAGAGAAACTAACACCTGAGAGTAAGAAACTTATAAGTCAAATCTTTAGGTTTTTTACCCAAGCAGATGTAGACGTTTGTTGTGGGTACGCAAAGCACTATTTGCCCACATTCAAACAACCTGAAGTACGAATGATGCTTTCGGCTTTTGCCGCTATGGAGGCAGTACATCAGGAAGCGTATTCTTTGCTTTTGGAAACGCTAGGATTTGGTGATGAAGAATATCAAAAATTCTTTGAACACAAGGAAATGTTAGCAAAACATGAGCACTTGAATAATTTTGGTATGAAAAGTGAGATGGACATCGCAAAGACGATGGCTATATACTCAGCTTTCACCGAGGGGGTACAGCTATTTAGTAGTTTTGCTATCTTGTTGAACTTTCCTCGACATAACCTTATGAAAGGCATGGGTCAAATTGTCACATGGTCTGTGCGAGATGAAACATTGCACGTCGAAGGAATGTCACAGCTCTTTCGCACTTTCATAAAAGAGAATCCAGACTTATGGACAGACGATCTAAAGTATGAGATCTATTGCGCGGCAGAGCGTACAGTAGAGCTTGAAGATGCTTTTATTGACTTGTGTTTTGAAAACGCAGAAGTGCCAAATCTTACCGCACAGGAGATAAAAGACTATATTCGTTATATTGCGGATCGAAGGCTACTAGGACTTGGAATGAAAAAAATATTTGGGAGTGAGGACAATCCGTTGCCATGGCTAGACTATATGCTAAACGGTGTTGAACACACTAATTTCTTTGAGAACCGTGCAACTGAGTATTCTCGGGCAAGCACAACAGGTAACTGGCAGGACATTTTTAAATGAAATTTGAATTTGAAGTAGATCAGGTAAATGTGATTTTACAGGGCTTGGGAGAGCTTCCCGCAAAGCTAAGTATGGATCTAATTACCACGATACACAAGCAGGCTGAGAAACAAATGCAGCCTGAAATGGTAAGTGAAGAAGGGGCTGAATAGCCCCTTTTTTATAGTGTTGGTACAGTATCAGGAAAGTCTGACGTACTTGGCCAATCTCGCAATGCTTTGCGATAATCAGCCATTTTTGAGTAGTCAGGGTGATCAGTTAGCAAAGACAAAGTATCTGTTCTAACTAATTCAAAATCCCTCCACTGTCTTGCTTCTTGCTCATTTAACTCTTTTGTTTGATCTCCTGATAAACTCTGATCAACTAATTCGCAAGTATGATCTGGATAAACTGACTTAACCCAATCTAAATCACCAATTATTTGATTTTCAACACCATCTTTTACTATTTTAATAATTGCCATTTTAACCCCTTACCTCCAAAGGAAAAATCATTACAAGACCAGAGCCACCAGCACCGCTTGTAGCAGTTCCAGAGCCTGTCTGACTTTGACAACCTCCACCGCCTCCACCAACTCCTCCTGATTGGGCTGAACATTTTCCACTATTGCCGTGGGACCTGTTATAACCCATGCCACCACAAAACGGTCCTGCCTGAGTAAATAACGCATAACCATTAGCATAAGAACCCATTACGTCCCCACCTTTATAGCCTGACATAGCAAGAACTCCTGCGTGAGCAGGAATACCGCTTGTAGAAGTGCCAGCACTCATATCATTGCTCTGACCGACCTTATTAACACCACTTTGATGCGCTATTAACCCAGGAAAGAAATTAACAGACAAATCAGCATTTCTTTGGTATCCGTATTGTCCAGATTGCTTATCAAAAAAACTTTGATTGTATTGGCCTGTGCTAAATCCAAGAGGAGTACCGCCCATCGCGTAGGTAGGCTGATCGCTCTCGCCATGACAATTACTACCGTACAAATTAACAGCGCCACCTCCAGATATTCTGTAAGTAGTAGTAACAGTTCCTCCCCCACCGCCACCAGTGTTATTCATAAGATTACCGCCTGTTGCTGTGCCTCCTCCAGTAGTAAAGTTCTGTGCAGACGTAGATTGAGTGCCTCCTGCACCGCCATTACCTGTCATAGTTGAAATACCTGTTCCAGCAAAACTAGAAGCACCTCCTGCGTTTCCATTGTAAGCACCAACCCCGTCAGCGTGCTGTCCTCCACTACCTATCGTAATGGTGTAGTTTTGAGCCGAAAGACTTAGCCTAGAAACTGCACAACCACCAGCGGCTCCACCCCTAGAATTACGACTTTGATCATAGTAACCGCCAACACACGCTCCAGAACCACCAGCACCTATAACATAAACAATTGCTTCCATCGCTACGGGGCAGGCCCATGTTTGGCTTGTTTGAAAAAACATTGTAGGGAAAGCTCCTATTTGAGCATTACTTTGTCTTGTCTTGGTTATACCTGCCATTATACATCATGTCCCATCATCAGTGCATTTACTGATGCCGCGCTAGAATACGCTATAATATAGTCATTTCCTTCTGCGACTACGGGTGCGAAAGTTAAGCTTGATTTAGAAGCAAGAGGCTCATCGTACAGAATATATCTTGCATCCTGAAAAGTCGCACTTCCTGTTCCAAGTCCTAGCCGTACAGTTACAGAGCTTGTTCCTCTATTAGTAAAGATAACAGTATAGGTACCTCCATTAGAGCCTGCTTGTCCTACATTTGCCGCTGTAGTTGCGGATAAATCTACGCCATCTGCTTTAACTGTCATTATAATAATCCCATAAAGAAGGTTTCACTTCTGCTTGTACCACCTGAAGGAGGGTTTGTAAAAGATAGTACACCACTTCCATTTGTTGTAAGTAATTGTCCATTTGAGCCATCAGCAGCTGGTAGTTCCAGGGTATAGCTAGACCCTATAGTGGAAGGAGCTTCTAAAGCAACAAACTGTCCTCCACTAGCATCTTGTAGCCTAAGATCCCCTTCAGCTGTAATATCTACTTGGGTAAAACTTGCTGCTGCTCCTGGTGTATTAATGCTAACAAACCCAAGATTGCCACCACCGTCTGTTTTTAACACTTGCCCATTTGAGCCATCAGATACATTCAGTCTTGCTATGTCTATAACATTATCTGCGATCATTGCTGCAGTAACAGAATCATCTGCAAGCCCACGTTTTGCAGCGGGAACTGAAGCGGATGCTGCTGACATTAAGTCTGCAAGTCTACGTGCTTTTGAAAATGCCATCTATCTCTCCTACGAAGGCTTAACTGGCCAGTCGTCTTCTCCACCTTGTGGACCTG